GGTGCGCCAGCGTCAAGCGCAACAACGCTTGAATAGCGAATTATTTTGCCTTTCGTGCTATTTTTCATATCACACCTCCGCGTCGCCGCCCGCCTCCGTATCTTCAACGCTGTTTACGTCTTTCAATGCCCCGACATATTTTAATTGTACAAGGTCTTTAATTGCTTGCGGAATATTCTTGTTATTCGCATAAACGGCTGAAAGAATATCCAGCACCGCTTTGCTGTATGTAATCATTTCCTGAAACTGAGGGCTGCGTTCAAGTTCCGTTTTTGTAAGTTCTTTTACATATATTTCAAAGTCGTTGTATTTTTCAATTAAGGTATTTGCCGCTTTTATCACTTCCGCGTTACTTTCGGTATTTGCCGCTGTTTCTGCCTGTATATCCGATTTATGCCGCTTATTGTCTTTAATTTCCTTTCTTAAACTGACAATAACGGCAAATATCGTGCCTAAATTAGTTGCACTAAGCAGCGGCACTATGTTTTCCTTGCACCACGCAAAAATTTGTCCGAAAAACGTGTTGTCCGTCGTCGGCTGTTCTTCTGCTTGCTCTAAGGCGGTACTTTCCGTTGCTGACGGCGTTTCGGCGGCATAAGCCTTATTCGTGGAAACCGAGCAAAAAAAGCACACGCAAAAGGAAAGCGCAACCGCAAGTAAAAGAATGATATAAATACGATTTTTAGATTTGATTTTCATAGATTACCTCCGTTATTCAAAGTCGTAACCCTCGATAAGCCTATCGAGTTTTTTCACAATTTTGGACTGTTCGTTGTTCAGGTGCACAATGTCGTTTTTTATGTCCTGAATTTCCGAGAGAACAGCAATTATTTGCAGCGGCGTATCTACGCCATTCGGACAACAAATTACTTTGCCGTCGATACGTTTTACATAGATACTTTCGCACGCGTATTTCGGCGCGTCTGGCTTGCCGTTTAGAACAACGACGGTGCATTTTACAATACTATCCAGAAAGTCCGCAGGAATCCTGCAAGTTTCCTTTTCAAGCATACGATAAAGGCTATTGCGACCAGCATTCTCGAAAATTGCCGTTGCCCCGTCTGGTGCGCCTGTAAATGTGATAATAAGTTCGTCTGTAACGACTTCGGGCTCTCTTGTTAAAATAAAGCCCTTTTTAACAAGTTCAATGAGTTTATATTCCATTTTCATAATGCGCTCCTTAACTGATTACGAAATAATCGTCGCTGAACTCGTTCCTGTTCGCGGTAATTTCTTCGTAAGTTTTGCCGTCAAGGTCGTTTACCCAGATTTCAAGCGCGTCGTCGCGCTCTCTTTCCGAGAGAAACCCCTGCGCAATCTGCGCGTTCGCCTTTTCAAGCCACTTTTGCTTACTGAAACGTTTTGCTGCCATTTTAATTTACCTCCGTAATAGATTTAAGCCGCTGACAATACGGCTGCGTTATGCGCCATAAATTTACACGCATTTCCTTTTGTAATAATGGGCTTTATATTCTCGACGTAATATTTCTTGAAATTGATACGTTTCGCCCAGCCCATATACGATAAAAACCTCATTACTTGCCTTAATCTCACACCAAAACGTTTTATTTTTCGGACGGCGCGGGTTAGCGAGTAAAACATTTTCTTTCTTAAAACGGTGTATTTCCCGTAAAATCTGTAACCGACAAAATCAATAGGTCGGCTGCCGAATTTCCAGATTTGCCAATCGTGTTTAAGTTTCAAATTTTCTTTACCCAAACTTTTATCGAACGCGATTTTTGCTTTGTGCAATTTTCTTTTGTTCGCGTCCAGAAATACAATGTCGTCCGCATATCGCGCATAATGCTTAATACGCAAATCTTCTTTCGTTTCGTGGTCGAAACGCTGCAAGTAAAAATTTGAGAACGCCTGCGAGGTATAGTAACCTATCGGCAAGCCAGAACCTCCGTTATCGAGTATTTCGTCGATAAGTTTCAAAACCTTTTTATCTTTGATTACACGGCGAAATTTTTGTTTTAATGCCTCAATGTCTACCGATTCAAAGAAATGGTGTATATCCGCTTTCATAACATATTTTATACGTTTATCTTTCTTAATGAAATGCTCGATTGCTCTCTTTGCTGCAAGTGTTCCGCGATTTTTGACAGAACCGCAGCAGTATCTATCCATTCCGCGATTTATTATCGGCTCGATTACTTGCATAAGTGCCCAATGTATAATCTGGTCTGGATAGAATTTCGGCACTTTTATATGCCTGATTTTCTTGTGCTCCCGCCGAGTTTTTAATATCGGCGGGGCAAAATAGTAATTTCCGCTGATTAGTTTTTCTCGTATTTTATCCGCATAACGTTCAGGGTTTTCCGCAGCGTCTTTAATAATTCCGCGTTTCGATTTTTTATTTTTCGTCGCATTATGTATGGCTAAAATAATGTTATCTTTCGACACTATTTTTTCAAATAAATATCCTGTTCGTTTCATTGTGTCCTTTACTTTTCAAAGAGTCTTTGTTGCTGCCTTATGGTGTTTCAAATTCTTTCGACTTACTAAACCACACTCTTTACGGCTATTTCTGACCGAGTGGTCTGTGAATTATAAACCCTGCTTTTATTCCTTTTGCAACAAATTCGCCCGCCGATGTTCGAGTTCGCGTCCGACGCGGTGTTGTTCCCGTTCCAATTCCAGAGCCCAGCATTCGCGCCGTTATTCCAGTTCCCGCCGCAGTTCAACACGGCTGTATTCGGTTTATAACCCCATTTTTATAGATAACTATGAGAAAAATTTTTCTTTTTTTCGGGGGAAGTTTCCCCCGTTAGCCCCCTCAAAGAGGTTTATAACAAAGACGCCCGCCGATGTACGAGGACGCGCCCGACGCGGTGTAGCACCCGTTCCAAGACCAGAGCCCAGCAGACGCGCCGTCAAGCCAGCGCCCGCCGCAGCCCAACACGGTGCCCGTGTTGTTGACGTAATAATAGTCGCTATAATGCGTCGTACTACCCGCACCTATCGCGGTTGCGTAACCTAAGAGAGGGTTTTTAGCAAACGGCGTAACCTCTTTCAAATAGCCCTCAGACATAAGTCTGTCGCCCATATAGGTATAAGGCGCGTCGTGTTTATCGTCGGCATAATATTCTGGATCTTCGCAAACATAAATTTTTTCAGTATCAAAATTGATACCGTCGCACCACTTCCAGACATTGCCGAACGGGTTTTCAATACCTCTATACTTGCAGGCGTGCTTGCCGTCCGTGTTGCAAGTCGCGCAGTCCTCAACGTGGTTAGTATTCCACGAGCCCGACGCAGTTTTTACAAGGTCGGTATGCCCAGTAATGAGCGCAGCGGTATTTTCGCCGTTCGTCCAGCCCTGCATTACACTCTGCGAGTTCGTTGTTGCAAACTCAATCATAAACAACTCTTTAATGATTGCGTCAATCAAAAAGTCGTACTGCTGATAGCCTTTACCCACGTTGCGGCAACGCGTTCTATACGTTCCTCTTGTAATGCTTACGAGAACGGTCTGCCCCGATTTCGACTTAACTTTCTGATTTTGCGCGTCATAGTTCTTATCGCCCAACGCAACCAAAGAGCCCTCGTATTTTCCAACAAGGATATAATCGAGTTCGTTGCCTTTTCCGTCAACAAAAAGAGTTCCGAACCCGTCGTAACGGCAACCAGAAATTTGGTGCTTGTAAGAGCCGTCGTCATTTTTCGTAATTTTGGTATAAAATTTCGGTATACGGATAAACACGTTGCCGTATTCGTCCACAACCTCTTTCATTTCACACCACGGAAAACACTTGTCGAAGTCGCTCGTGATTTCACTCACGCCGCGAGCATAGGAAAGCCCCGCCGCAGCGTCCGTTCTGGTAAGTGTAGGCGTAGATTTTCCCACGCCGTCAACGCCATAGATTTTTGTTTTTTCTAATAACATTGTTTGTCCTCCTGTTATTATTGATTGTTATTTTCAAGGTTTGTAAGCCTTTCGTTGATTGATTTAATTGCTTTGTCAATTTCGCCGCCCTTTGTATAGCCAGCGGCTTTTTCAGCCTCTACCGAATAATAAGACGAGCCAACGCTCTGGTGTTCGTTTTCTATCGTTACTCTCAATTCCTGACAAGCGTCAGAAACTTTCTTATTGATTTCTGTATTCGAGTAAGTTTCCGTTTTTTTGTAAACGTCGCCGCTTGCGGCAGCCCCCACGTCAGCGGCGGTAAGTACAATATCCTCAGTAAGCGGCTTGCCGTTGATTTTTCTGCTATCCGCAACGAGCCCGCTTATAAGAGAGGAAACGTCGATATTGATAACGCTGCCGCTTTGCAACGTAAGAGTTAAAATTCCGTTCTTATACGAGCCGTTAGATATAAGGCTTTCGATAGGCAAATCAACCATATCCGAACTTAAAACTTTGCCCTCGCTGTTTTTAAGGGATATAGTAAGTTGATAATTTGACGTGTTGAGAGATACGCCTATACTAAACCCAGCGGCGGCAAGCATATTGTCGTATAGTTTGAATTTTCTGTCGATACCGCCGCCCTTTGTGTAGTTTCGGGCGTGTTCCGATTCTTCCGCCCAGAAAGCCGCGTGAGCGTAAATTTCTTTTTGGTCGATTTCGCTCATTGAATACGTTTCGCTTTTCTTGTAAGCCCCTACGTCGGCTGCGGAAAGCACAATATCGCCGCTAAGCGGCTTTCCGTTTATCGTTCGAGTTTCGGAAACAAGCCCGTCGATAAGGTCTGATATATCAATTTCAATAGAGTTATTATCAACCCCCTCTTGATTATTTCGGAGCGTTAAAGTAAGTTTTTTCGTCGCTGCGTTGTAACTGCCTTTAATAATTATTTGTTCAAGCGGTAAGTCGATTTCCTTACTTTCACTTAAAACAGTACCCTCAAAGTTTTTTAGTACCGCTTTCATTTTGTAGGTAGATTTATCTATTGTAAGGTCAATCTGAGAACCAAGCAATAAGTCCTGCGAGTCCGTGTAGCCTTTATTTGCCGCGCCGTTTGCTGCCGTGGGAATTGCACAGAAAAGTTGATTTTTCGCGTTATAGAGCGGAATTGCGCCCGCAAGAGGGCTTTCTGAAATAAGAACGGTAGCCTGCGAACCGTCGGGCATAATTATATAAGCACGCTTATATGTATTCTTAGCCGTTACTTTATCGAGTTTCTTGCTTTCAAGGCTGGAAATGTTCCCCGTGTGTATTAAATCTCTTTGCAAAAGACTGCTAATAGCCTCTTGCAGCGTTGTTAGTTTACTGGACGAATATTCGTCGCCATATACTTTAAGAATTTTGGTCGCAAAATCGCCGCTTGTGAATGCCTCGATAAGGTCTTTCAGATTTTTAACGCCGTAATCGTCAAGAACTACGCGGATATAACTCTCTGCCTCCTCGCCGCAGATTGCGTCTTGAATCTCATTGATTTTACCAGCCAAAAACGTGGCAAGTTTATCGAACCAAAGTTTTAATTCCAGTGGGGATAAACCGCCTTGTCCGTACTGCGCCGAGTTATTAGGACGCGTTGCCAACGCCTGAACGCCGTTTTTGGTAATCTGCGTAGAGGTTATTTTTTGTAAAGTTTTTGTTTCGCTCATATTGTTTACCTCGCTTATTCTTTATATCGTCCAGCCACTCTGTATCTGAACGAAACATAATAGAGCGCAAACGGTTTCAGATACTCGTCGGAATAAATAAAATACTGCTTTTCAACCCATTGTTTCTCTTTTTCTTTTACCGCAAAAAGGCTTTGCTCGGTAGTATTGAAAGAGAAGTCGGAAAAGTCCATATCTTCAAACGAAAACAACGCACTGTTGATACGCGCTATCTGCTTGTACGGTGTTTTGTTTGTTCTGACTTTTATCTTTGCAACCGAATTTCTGAAAGATTTTGTTTTTATAACCGTAGAACGCTTTATCGTGGTTTTTGTAAGGTGCGGAATCTGACAGTTATCCATAAGCGTGGCGCACCCGCTGAAAATCGTCCTTTCGTCGAAATTATACGTTTTTGGCGGCAGTTCGCCGTCGTCGTTTCTTTGGTCGAAATTAAAAGAACATACAACGCCGTTTACGCAGCCAAAGAACAAATTATCGTCTATCGAACTTAACGTAGTTGCTTTTCGGAAAATACCGCCCGTGTAGTTGCCGTATTCTTCGCATAAATACAAATGCCTTTCTTTTACCGTATTCGTGAAAATGTCAACGACTTCGTGAATGGTGTAAAAAATATTTACTTGTATTTCCATACCGTTGAAATTCGCCGTTACAAACTGTGAATATACCTGACGGCTTTCATTGCCTTTATCGTCTGCCGAGTTCGCGACTGCGCCTCGCAAGTCTTTCGTTTCGTCGGTGTCGGAATAATATACCGCCTCCGCAAGTTCGATATTATATTCCCTATCCTCGTGAGTGATTTTTATATCTCTGAACTCAGTCGGCAAAATGCTTGAATAATGATACTCTTTGTATTGCCCGTCGTAAACGCCGATACCCTCCAAATAATACCACTCGTATTGCAAAGCCCCTGTTTCGTCGGCGTATTTTTGTCTGCTGTCGGCAAGGAAAATATTTCCGTCTACCAAAAGGCACAAATAGCCGCCCCACTCTTCAAGCACGCAGTTTTTCAGTTCGGAATTTACGAGTTTTGCGTCAATAAGGTAAGACCTATGCTCGTTCGCCCTTTCGGACGATATTTTTAACTGCGAAACCCCCTCAACGCCAAGCCGAGAAATAAAAATCGGATCGTCAAGGAAATTGCAGCACGCCCCGACGCAACCCAAACCAGACAAACCCTGAACAGACGGATAAATGCGCGGCAGCAAATTTTGATTGCTGTTTGTAGCCGTATGAAAATAAATCGAACTATCCTGCTGGGTATCCGCTTTGAGCACCATAAGCGTATCTGAAACGCACATAATGCCAGTTATGGGAGATGAGCCTACACCGTCTTGCATGTAGTTGAGAATGCCAAAATAAGACGGATCTGCATATCCTGTACTGTTCCTGCCGCAATAAAAAACGTAATTCGGATAATCTGGGTTTCCTGTACAAAAAACCCTGCCGTCATAAGTTGTGCAAAGCGTACACTTTGAAATCAGCTCCGAAATATCCGACATATTTTCGGTTACACCGTCTACTGACGTGTATTTTTTCGACGCTGTTATCTCAATACCTGCATAGCCTTGCTCATAGCCCGAAACTTCGGGTTTAGCGGGAGCGGAAGTAAATGTTATTTTGCCATTGGTAAGGTCTACCGTATAATCGGTGCCTGCCGTTTTTATCGTGCCGTAAACCTTTACAGAAACGACGGAATCGAGATTATTCTCGTTCATTAAAAATTCTTTCGTCGTTCCGTCGGCAATAAACGTATGCTTAAACTTCGGCGTGAGAATATTGCGTTGTTCGTATTCTGTGCCTATATCCGCATTTTCGCCAGCGGGAATTATGCCGATATACGTCGTCGGCACATACGCAGAATTTTTCACCTGAGAAATACTGCTGCCGTCGTATACAAGATAATTTTTACCGTCAAGAATATACAGCCTGTTATTAAAAACAAAATGCTGGCTCTTGTGTTCGTTCATAAATAAATACAGTACGTCACTATTCGGCAAAACATACTCATAATACGAAATATTCAGCATGTCGCCCGCAGACAATTCAGAACTAACGATTTTCAGCGTTTTGCTTGACACTGTATACTTTGAAATGTTTAGAGTGATATCTTCACCTGTTTTTCTGTGTAAACTAATTACAGCATTGCATGGAAATTCCAAAACCACATCAAATGTTTTTATAGTTGTTCCGTTGGTTGTTATTTCCGAAATGGGCTCTGGAAGTTTTATTTCGCTTTTAATTGGTACGTTTACCGATTGTGGATAATTCCGCCACAACCAAAGGAATTGACCGACGTGAATGAGCACTCTTGTTTTTACAGTCTCGCCAGATTTATATTGAAAATGGATAATGCCATAAATCTCTTCCCCAACATTGTCAGCAAAATAACCTGTTGCCACCCCATTTGCAGCAATTTGCGGAGTTTTCCCAAAATTACAGCGTTTACGAAAACCCGCAATAGTTTCCAGCGCAACGCCCTGCTTACTGCGATAATCTTTGTACATATTTACAGCATAAGCAAGGCGCGACGGGTTGACCTGCGTATGGTCGTTTGAAAAGTCAACACCTCTGAAATTGCCGTAATATCTGTTATACTCAGTCGTTCCTTTACTGAGATTTTCCTTTGTCTTAAATGAATATGTCATACCCTACCACCCGTTTCTGTTTCTGTAAACGACAGGCTCTAATTTCTTTGCGGTAGCATAAATTTCGGCTGCCTGTTCACGGTAAAGCGAGAGATAATACTCTGCTTTTGTAGGCTCGTCGTCAACCCAGATATAAGCCGCCACAAGGTTAGGTAAAATCGCGCACAAATCGTCGTCAAGGTCGATATTCGTTGTTTCTGCGTTTTCGTCCTGATTGATTGACGCGATTTTTCTGTTATACCTAACGCTATATGAGCCTTTAACAGACGCGGGAATAAGGAGCGTTGCGTCGCCAGATACAAAATAATCTGAATCAAGCACAAAGCCCTTACTTTGCCCCGCGTCCGCTATCGGAGGACGCACAAACGAGGCGAAATCGTTTGCGAGGCTGACAAAATCATAAGCAACGTATTCCGAAAAATCGGGAATATCCGTTACTTTTTCAGAGCGCAATTTATCATACATTGCAACGTTTTTTACCCACAAAACATAATCGCCAGCAAAACGCAAACGTACAGTTCCAGTATAAAAATCGCTGCCGTCTTTGATAAAACCTCTGTATTTGGTAAAACTGCCGTCGGCACTCGTCAGAGTTTCCGAGCCTATTACAGCCCATTCGTCGCCAGCAATATTTTTTTCAATAATTAAAGTTCCGTTGCCGTTGCACTCAAAAAAATAAGCCTTTGCACCGTCGGCAACGAAAATAAGAGCCTCGTCGTCATTACTGACGGGCTCGCCCTTGTTATTTCCGAGTAAGTTATCTATCGGGAAATGACTTAATTCGTATACTTTTGTTTTCGGTCTTAACCGATTTATCTGAATAATAGCCCTGTTTACGGCTAAGTAAAATCTGTCGTTATCTTCGAGCGAGGTTTCAAAGCCTAACTGCGCTACGGAATCGTAGAGTTCTTTTATGGTCATTACAAAACCTCCTTAAATATTTTCAGACGGGGCTCGTATCTCATAACTACAAGCCCCGCTGAAAGCCTAAATCGCAGCGTTGCAAAGCGGGGAAAGCGCGGGCGACTGCGAGTTTAGATTAAGCAAGTGCCAAATCAGTGGCGTTGGTAACTGCGGACGAAGATTTGACGGCAAGCAAAATGTGTTTCCAGTTCGAGAAACCTATACCCATACGGCAGTAACCGTTGTAGATAAGGTTACGGGTATGAATGTCAACCTCGCTCTTAATATCGAGCGCAACACGGTTGTAGAACATATTTCCGAGCAAATTCTCGTTTGCCTCGGAGGACATAAGCATAAATCTGTCGTCGGTGGTTTCCCAGCCGTCGAGAATTACGATAGTCCAGTTGCCATACTGCGTGTTAATATCGTTGTAGTCCGTACCCGTCGTTCTTTCCGAACCGACAACCTTTTTGACGTCGAGTTCGAGTTCGGGGCGGTTGGACGGCAACACGATAATATCGGGCGTATAGCCGAGGGTTTCGCCGTTTTCGTCCTTAAAGTTACGCATTTTGTTCGCGAGAACGCCGAGAGCCTTTTCGAGTTTCGCGGTATCGCCGCAAAGTTTATCGTCGTAATAGAAATTCGACTGCGTCATGCCCTTGAATTTCGTTGCCGCATATTTATGTGCGTTGTGGAAAAGCGGCAAACCGTCGCCCACGGTCAAATCAACGGTAGCCTTATTAAACGTACCGCCTGAACTTGTGCCGTTCGCCAAAGCCCACGCGCCAAGTTTAACGCGAGTCCTGTAATACGCACGGATAAACCCTTTCGGTCTGTTTTTGAACTCTGCGGGAAGTCCGAATTTTGCGTCGTCGAGTAATTCCTTTGTGATAGTAAATTCTTTCATAAAGGGAATGTGCTCAATCGTCTTTTTGAATCCGCCCTCAGGTACGTCATTTTCCGCGCCTGCGCCCTCTTTCGCACTCTGGAACAAACCGAAATCGCCTTGCCCCATTACGGTTTCGGCGTAACGTTTCGATTTTTCGACGTTGTAGAGAACGTCAAGCAGAGTTTTCTTTTTTTCGAGAATGTTGCTCTCGTTTTCGATAAGTGCTTTAATCGGGTGTTCGAACTTTCCGATATACGGATCGTTCGTTCCCGCAAGTTTAGAGAATATAATACTCATTTTTATGCCTCCTGTTAATTACTCGAAGATTACTTCGATTTCGTCGCCAGCAGCAGTTTTCGCGTCGAGAGTATCGACAACGGTCGCAACGCCGCTGGTGGTTACGTCCGTAACGCCTAAACCGTCGCTGTCAACGGTTACTTTACTGCCGAGAACAACCGCAACTGCCGTACTGGAATAAGTTACGGGAACGGCAAAAACCATATTTTTTGCAATTCTGTAACACGGCAATTTTTCAGCCCCAGACGCGGGCGCGGAATAATCTTTCGCTGCAATGTGAGTGGGTTTCGTAGTACCGCTGGCTTTCGTCAGTTTCCCGCTGGAAAGAACAAGTGCCTCACCCATAACAAAACTTTCGCTCGCGGTTACGGGCAAAAGTTCCATTTCGGGAACATTCATTCTACCGTTGATAATTTTTCTGAGATTAAACATTGTGTTTGCTCCTTATAAAGTTTTTTTGTAAAGTTGGAAAATCTCTTTATCCGTCTTGTTCGGGAATATTTCCCGCCACTCTTTAAGAGTTGATTTCGGCATTGTAACACTGTCGCCCGCCGCCTTTTTCGGCGCAACGGACGTTATGTGCTTTTTGCCGTCATTTGCCGCTTTCTGCGTTGCAGCAGCGGACTGTTTCGCTCTTACGTCGTCGCCTTTAACTGCCAGATAGGCGGTTTTTACATCTATTCCGCTATCTCTGAGCCGTCCGAATTTTGCAAATTCGTCGATATTTGTAAAAGCGTCTTTAATCTGCTTAGTTTCAAGCAGGTCTGGGAACGATTTTTTAAGTTCGGCAAGGTCGTTTGCCGCAAGCGTTTCAAACTTCTGTCGTCTGAGCGTTTCTCGCGCCTGTGCAACTTCCGCTGCGTCGCTCTTCGTTTTGCGGTATTCTTCAAGGCTTACGCCGTCCGATTCCGCTGCTGCTTGCTCTAATGCCTCCTCAACGTTATCCCCGTCAACCTTAATACCGAGTTTTTCCAGCGTTTCTTTCGTCTGAGCGCGGAATTTGTTGTTTTGCTTTTTAAGGTTTTCTATGATAGCGTCTTTTTCGTCTTGACTATCGGCGGCGGTGCTGTTATTGTCCTCGCCGCTTTCGTTCGAGCCGTCGTTTTCTTCGTCTTGCTCGTCTGAATCTTCGGATTCGTCCAGTTCGTCGTCCTCGTCAAGATCTACCTCGTCTATATCGTCGCTTTCGTCGCCGTCGTTTTCTTCGTCGGTAGCCGCACCGAGTTCCTCGTCCGAATCGCCGTCAAGGTCAAAATCCTCGTCGTTCTCGATTTCCTCACTACCGTCGGTATCTTCGTCGTCTAAAAGCGATAGATTCTTTTTGTCAATTTCGCCAGCCATTTATGTGTTCCTCCTTTGGCTTATTTCGATTTCTTTCCGTTTCTAAGGTCGGAGCCTTTAACGACCGTAGCCTTAGGCTGGTCGGTTACGGGCTTAGGTGCTCTGATAATGCCACCCTTGTTAGTGGCGTAGGGGTTTCCCTTATTTCCGCGTTTCTGCATAACTAACAACCTCCTTTTTAAGAATTTTTATAAAAAGAAAATGAGCCCCGATACTCTTACTGGCAAGAGTGGGGGCTCAAATCTCTTCGGACTTTGGCACTAAATGTGTGTATGCAATTTTTGCTAATCGGCTTTTATGGAATAAATACGCCCGCAGAACTTACAAACAACGGTTATTCCCTGACATTTACTGCCTTTCGTAAAACCGACTGCGTGTATCGTCTTTTTACAATGCGGGCAAATTGCCTTTTTTACTTCCGTATCTTTCGGTATTTCTTCAAGTTGAAAAGCCATATTACGCTCCTTTACGCCGTTTTGCATTGTAATTATATCATACTATTTACTCAAAATTGTACCCGAAAAATATTACATATAGACAATATACCCGCCTTTTCAAGCATTTTAATGCGAAAACGGCAAGTTTAACAATGTTAGACACCCCGTTTTTCATTGCAAAAAATAATTCTTTATGCTATAATATCCTTGCCAAATAACTTACAAAAGAATAAATTTGCGCCCTTTCGGTATAGAAAGGGCGTGAGCCGCGTTATTTTACGCAACAACTCTATTCCAAATTAAATTTGATAAAAACGCAAATTTTACGGGATAGAGTTACATACATATATCTTTGTAAGTTGTTTGGCGACGACAAAGTTTGCGTTTTTTGTGCGCTGACTTTGGTCGGCGCACTTTTTATTTTTTCAGGGGCAACTATGAAAATACTATTGCTTTTTATCGCCCTTATATTGATACTGCCTTTAATCGGACGTAAACGATATGGTAAAAGCGGCTACTGGGATAATGTTTTAATGCTATTGGGCTATCTTGCTTTATTAGTCGTATTGATAGTTGTTGTGGCAATATTAAAAATATAAATTTAGGAGGAACAAAAACTATGAAAAAACGCTTTTTTGCGATAATATGCACAATCTTACTGATTTGCTGCCTTTTAACGGGGTGTAAGAAAACTTGCACCGTTACGATTGTTTCGACACCAGTTGAAATAACTAACAGTCAAGGTACTTATGCACAGTTTAACCCAGATAAAAAATACAACAAAACTTTTACAATAGAAGTTGAACAGGGCGGTATCGTAGGTTCTATTGATGTTTCCGCACCTGAATATGTTACATTCTGCGGCTGGTACACCGACAAGAGTTATACATATCAATGGAATCCAGCGACAGATACGGTTAAAGGGGATATGACGCTTTATGCGAAATGGGAAAGGAAATAACTTATAAAATACTAACGGGCACTCCGAAAAGTGCCCGTTTTCTTTTATGCAAGATATACCCTGCCATTTCCTACCGTAAGTCCGCACATTTTTGCAAGTGCGGTTTTTTCTTCGGAGGAAAGCCCAGATTTTGCAATATACTGCGCTACAACACGTCTTACCTGCTTTGCCGACACACCCGAAATATCGCCGTCGGATATTGAATAGCCCGAACTCATAATAAGCATAAGTTTCTGAACAATGGGTAAATCGGTTGACATTGTATATTGTATCAATTTTTGTTTTCGCGAACCGCTTACCGTTTGCCCGTTCGCAGCAACGTCCGACTCAATGTTTTTTGTCGTAAAGTAATAATCGTAGTATGTATCGTAACTCACACCGACTTTATTAAGGTTTGCCGCTTTTTCATAAACGGTTTTATTGTACGATTTTAACGCATATTCCGCGCCTACAACGGTACTTATCGCGTCGAGATAACTCATATCGAACTTATCGTCGGAAAGGTCGTATTTGCCGAGTTCTTCGTACAAATACTTGGCATTTGTCAGACTATCTTTCATTAAAGCATTGATAGCAGCCTGAATAATCTGTGTTTGACTTAATCTTTCGTCTTTTGATAATGCCGTATTAGTCTGGATCTGGCGTTTTTGCGTGTACATATCCGAAATCTTGCTTTTAATACTGTTCAGATATTTAACCGTCGCTTTCGCCTTTGCGTCGCCGTCGGTTTTTTTATAGGTATATTTTTCTATCTGCGAATAAAATTCTGTGCTCCACCTGCTATTTATCGTAGAATTTGCAAGCAAATTTTTCGACACAATGCCGCTTTCCGCTTGCATAGTAGTTGCAGGCAAAACAATATCCGTTACAATGCCGCCATACTGGTCGAGCAAGTAATCAATCTTTTTGGGGGAATAGTTGAATACTTTTCCGAGCCAGATTGCTATATTGCTCGTGCTTTCGTCATAGCGTTCGGAGGGTTTCGTATTTGCAAACTTCTGCCCCTCGATAGTACCGCCATACCACGTCGTATTTGTTTTTATATCCGTAATCGGACTAAAAATAGTACGCGTAAAATTGTCAACAGGTGTAACAGCGGAGGCAATACTGTTTAAATATCCCTCCCACGCGTCCTCGTCGCCCTGAGCATACCACTTCGAGCGTAGATACGCGCCGCCGAATACGCTTACCACTCTGCCTTTCGGAATTTTAAGGAAATTGCCGTCGCCAAAAGACAACACATAGTTGTTTTCTTTAACGTAATCGGAAAGATTGTTGTAATCTTCGTCATCGTCGTGCAGCAAATCATTAAGAGCGGTTGCCGCTATGCCGAGCATAACACTACGAACGATAAGATTTATCCACGATTGCGCCGCGTCCTTACCTGTATAGGCTCTTACCATTTTTGAAAAGCCCTGAATTGCGGGGTTTAAGAACGGCATAATCGTTGCATTAAGTTTCTTTGCGAATATACCTCCTCTACCGAAGTTCGTAGTAACGTCTTGCGCTCTCAAAAGCGATTCCTGAACGGATAAACCAGCCTCACGCGAGCAAATATATTCTGCAAGTCTGGGTGCCATTTCGATAGCGTTCGAGGCTGCCTCTACTTTTTGCCCTGCTTTCTGGATAGCGTTCATATTTTTGTAATTTAAGCCTTTTTCGTAGTCATATACGCTTGCAGAAGTAATACCCGCCGCCTTTGCCTCTTGCCAGTAAACGCCGTTACTTGCAATTTGCTTTCTTGCCTCCATATATGCCGCAGCGAACTTTCTGAGCGGATAGCGAGTATAAAGTCCTGCGTCCTGAATATCTCGTATCGGGTTACGGAAGAATGAGAAGAACGGGTTAAAGGACGTAACAAGTTTCTTAAAGGCAGAGTTTAATTTCGCTGCACCGTTAAGAATAGCATTGTTAAACGCTCTATCGCCAGACGGCTGAAACGCCTCAATACCTTTGTAGAAATTACGCGACGTTTCCACCGTAACACGTTTACCGTCGTGATAAAATGTTATCTGGTGTGTATTCTTTGTTTTATCCTCAAAGGTTTTTACAAGCGTATCGGTATCAACGTCAATGCTTGCGTCCTCTGACGAAACAACTCTGAACTCGTCGTGCGCTTTCCCGTTAAGTACGTCTACAAGCAATTTATTTGTTCTTGCCGACGCATATTTTTGTAAAGTCTGCTGGGCAACGGTATCGTCTATCGGCAAAATACGAGTATCTGCGCCGATTGCTTGTTTTTTTGCATTGTTTACGCGAATATTGTTCTTGCCCTGTATGGTTGCAATACCGCCTGCGTGTTCTTCTCTAAGCGTCGGAACATAGTGCGGATAAAGTTCTCTAAGGTGATCTGCGTATTCCTGCGAATACATACCGCTATCAACCGAAAGTTGCAAGTTGTTGTCATTGAATTTCCATACTTTTTCTGCAATTTTCTTAAACTGCGGATAAACCGATTCAATCTGCGCTATCGCCGCGCGGCTATCTGCTGCCGTTACATTCTCGCCAAACACAGGTTTCCCCACCGCCATACGGTCGATATTGTGATAATGCAACAAATATTCCTGAAATTTTGCGTAAGCCTGCCCGTCTTTTTTATCGAGTGCATATATCGGTTGCCAGATTTTGCCCCACGATTCGCCTAAACGTGTTTCGCCGTCAAGACTAAACTGTGCGCCCTCTATATCGAGTGCGTTCATACCAGCGTTTTTGCCCGCTCTAACATAGTTTGTTACCGCAGTAGCGTCCTGAACGCCAGCCTCACGCATAACCCTTTCAACACCAGCCTGCGCGTTCGTCATAGCGATTTGGAACCCCTCTTTATACTGTTTCGTGTCGCTCTTAACTTGTTCTGCAAACTGCTCTTTTGTAGCCTCTTTGGTTATAACGTCTTTAACCGAAACTCTGCTGTTCGGTAATTCCGTCATAACCTTATCTGAGCCTTTCGTGCTGTCGAGTTTAGCCTGTTGCTCTTCGGAAAGCGCGTAACGAATATCTGCTGCGGTAGTAGGGCTTGTGTTTGTTACGTCTTTTATCTGGTTTTGTTCCCACGCAATGTAATATTTTTCGTATTTGCCGTAATTGACCTGAATACCGTCATAACCTAACACTTTCTTTATGGCAGCGTTCAACTCGTTCGGGTAATAGCCAAACATTGTGTTATCGGTAAACATTCCGATTTCGTCCATTTGTGCGGCAACTTCTTTTATAACCGATTCGGTAGCACCTTCCGTCCAATACCTCTCGCTATAATTTCCCAAAGGACTATCTTCCGCACTATAAATATCTGGGTGCATTTTAAGTATTTTCTCTGCCTGAGATTGCGTTACGGGCTGTCTATAAAACTGATCTATTGTACCGCCATTATCGCCCACTTCAATAATAAACGGGTTTTTAAGATTCAAGTAGCCCTCTATCGTCCTGTTTCCGTAAGCCCCTGCGTGGTCTTTATTTGTAGTAAAATAATAACCTGAGCCGAACTGGTCTATACCTTTGCCGACTCTTCCGCTATCAAACGTATAAAAATCATTATTCGTTCCGTGATACACCACAAGCAGGTTTCCGTCGTTGTCGGTAACTTTGCTGTCTGCGAAATATTTTTGCTGTTCGGCAGATAAAACTCGCCCCTCAGAATCCATTTTCGACGATAAAGCATATTTCTTGTTGACTTTTTCGTTGTTTTTGGATATACTGTTATTAGAGAGAGCGTTCGACCGCCCTGCAACCTGTGTGTTGTTACTGGTCGAATTGCTCTCTTTTATTTTTACAATATCGTAAAAAGTGGCAACATTGTTGCTACCCTGCGCGATAAGCAATTCGCCCTTGAAAGTTTTTCCGTCAAGAATAAAAGACACATTATATCTGTTGAAACCACCAGCATTTACAGGTTTTGTATGCTTTGCGCTTTCGTGCCCGATAAGTTCGCCCGTCTTTACAAGGTTTATAAGTTCCGTTGACGCTCGCATTTTTGCCGAATATTCCGAACCGATCTGATTAAATAGTCTTTGTGTGTCTTTTGAGTGGGTATATTCTTTTTCGGATATTCTGCTATACGTTGTTCCGTCAATAGTTTTACCTCTGAAACGTTCTTGAATATACTTTCTTGCAACGTTACCAAGTTCTTCGCGTTGTACGCCGTCAAAAATATGCTGGTCGGTATCAACAATAACTGTATCTTTGCCGTCAATAGACGCTATACTCATTCGGCTTGTATTTGCAATGCCATTTGCAATTTTACCCTTATTTTGATTATACAACGTCTTAAATCTGTTTTCGAGAATTTGTACGTCTGCCGCAACCGCCGTATCGACGGCGGCGGCTTTTTTCTTAAAACCTTTAAGCCAGTTTAGACAACGCTGTATAAACGTCGTTTTTTCTGCCGTAAGTTTTGCAAGCATATTGCGATTTCCAAGCATTTCTCTCACATAATGCGCCGTAAGTTCGGACGGTAAAATTTCCTCTGCAAACAAAGCCTCTTCGTTTTTATAGAGTTCCTTATACGCATTCTCGATTTTCGCCTTTTCTGCGGGGCGTGCGTCGTAATACTCGGTTGCCATTTTTGCTATATCCGAATATCCCTCTGTTCCCTCGAAAGCGTGCGCAAGTTCTTCAAGAGTGATTTTTTCTACGGAATTTACACTATCGGGGCTTAAATAAATTGTATTATGCCCGCTGCGCGAATAACATACTCCGTCAACGGCTTTTGTTTTACCGTCGCTACCCTTAGCGGAAATATTTGCAAACCCTATGCCAGTGCCAGTATCGGCAGCAATTTGTGCCATTTGCTTTATTTTTACGTTATCCACGCCGTAACGCCACCCAGATGCAATAGTCCACTCAACCTCTAACTTCTCGCCGTAAGAAAGGTTTTCGTAGCCTTTTACGTTGTTTCTTGCGTAAATTTCGGCGCGTTTCATTTCAAGCGGTTTTAAGGTCTGGCTCTTATTCCCTGCGGGTTGGCTATTGAGTTCTGCCTGTTCCGAAAGCGCATAACGAGATTTATTTTTCGGTTTTTCGGACGTATTCTCGTGAATAAGCCCGTCCTCTTTTGCCGCTGCAAACAATTTATCGAAAGCCGCATTTATACGCGTCCTTTCTTCGCCGCGCGGCATAATATACGCTACTGTTCCGTCGGCTAAAACAGCCCCCTCGGAATGCCCAGAAAGGTAATCGTTGGACTTTGCCGTCTTGTCGGTTATATACGACGCAAACGCCCTTGCAAGCATTTCACAGTTGGATTCCCAATACCCGCCGTCTTTACTATGCGTTGCACTTATTTTCAGCGCGTCTTTGTAGTATTCCGTTTTTTCTTTTACTTTAACGTCTGGCGTTAAACCTGCGTCCTGAACGGCGTGCGCAAGCGCGAGCCTATCTTCTTTCGCTAAGCCCTTGCCTGTTATTTCTTTCTTTAAATCGCTTAAATCGTCCACAACAGAACGTTTGTTGTCGTAGAATTTAGCAAGAGCCTGAGCGTCGCCTTTTCTCGCCTGCTCTGTAAGTTCGGCAAATCGTTTGAAATCTGCCTCGGTTGCCATACGCTTGTAATACTTTTGATTGACATAATTTTGCATTGTTTCCTTGCTCATTTTGCCGTTTAATACCGCAAAATTATTGTCAAGATAATATTTCAGCCGCTGCTGGTATCTATCCGCTTGTTTTTGGCTCGCAAGAGCGTTTTCTTCCACCGTGCCGTCGCGGTAAAGCATAGTGTTTACAAGTTCGGTTGCGGCGGCTCTTGTATTTTTCGGTAATTTACTGAAATTGCTCGACATTTCGGACTGATTCGTATCGCCAGAAATATAGTCCTCGAACGCGTGCCACCACTCGTGAGCAAGAGAGCCCGCACCATTCATTTTCGTGAGGTTTATAACTTTTCTCAGCGGCTCATAATGCGCCGCTGCCCCCGTCAAGCCCTGACCGCGAGAGCCGAAACCGATATTAAGCGTTCCGTTAAGCGAAATATCCGTCTTTTCCATACCGAGTGCGTCTGCTAAATCGCAAAATGCGTCGTAGCCGTAATTAAGCGAGGTTTTTCTGTCGAGTTCGGAAAGCCAGTTGCCAAATTCGCCGCCTTTTATTCCGAAATCGCGTATATAATCGTCGCCTACAATATCCCTGCCCTGACGGTAATCAAGCCCCTCACGGTGCACTTCCGAAAGTTGCTCGGGTACATATCTCTGTTTACCCGCTTTTGCTGCCGTCGTAGCCGATCCGAAATGCTCTTTACCGTAAGCGATAGCCTCTTCAATCGTGTTAAAACCTACGGCAACGCGATAGCCGCTTTTGACGATATAATAATTTCCTGTTTCCGCTTTACTTCCATAAAAAGAATCGGCGGTTTTGCGAATTTCATATCCGCGTGGCAATTTACTGTCGGACGGAACACCGAACCCCTCCATTAAAGCACGCTCTCCGAGAATATTAAAACGTTGCGCCATTTTATCTACGGCAACTAAATAATTCGAGCCATAAAGAGCAGGGCTGCGATAATATTTATCCGTCCACGTCAAGCGACCGTTTTTAAGTTCGGCATAGCCTTTTTCGGTTATCCACTTTGTACCCATATCCTTGAAATCTTCGGCGGTTTTGGCGTTTTCTGCCATTTTCCGAATCTCAGTAATTTCGTCGGCATAAAGTTTTGCGGCAGCAAGAATATCTGTCTCGGACTTATTCCGATAACTGAAAGCAGAGGACGGTGTTGCGTTCAAAGATTTATAAATTTCGTTTTGAGCATACAATAAACCCCTATCGCCACCGTCGGCAACAGCCTGCTCCCAGTTCGGGCGTTTCCACACGCGTTCTTTCTTTGCGTACTTCTGAATTTCGCGGGCGTTCATACCCTCCATATCGGCAGAGGTAAGCCCTCGCGCCGCCCATTCGTCCTTACGCGCACCGCCTATTTTCTCGCCGAAATCAGCCTGTTTTTTTGTAGTTTTTTCTACTTTTTCAGTCTTTGCCGTTGCGTCCGTTGCGGCAACTTCTTTCGCCGCGCTATCGGTTGTTTTTGCCTGATACAATGTGCCTGCACCCTGATTGTCTACGCTCGTTTTTATAACGTCATAACCAGCAGCGGCAAGTTTTGACTGCATTTCGTCAAATTGAGCAACGGAAAAACCTGCCATTTTGATACGTTCGCTGTACGCTTTTGAATCTTTGCCGATAAGCGTAAGAGAAAGCGTGTCAGCGACGGTCGTCGCGTCATTAAAAAGAGCATAGTAATACTCGCCGCTTTGAACAAGCACAATCGCCTTACCATTTCCTTTTTTACTCTTAGAATACGCCTCTTTGCTCTTAAAATAAGCCTGTACGTCTTTCGATAAAGAATGAAATTCTTTCACCGTGAACTCTTTATATCCTTTACCGTCGGCAAAACCTTTTTTAAGTTCCGAATCGGTGATTTTATCCGCTGTTTCCGTCTTGCTTGCGGTTTCGGCTTGTTTCTTCGCTTTCGGCTGTTTGACTGGCTTTGCAACTTGCGCGGTCTGAGTGGCATTTTGCGTTCCGTCAGCAAAAGACGCGGTATAATCAATTTTTACATTATCGTTTTTAATTCTTACGCCGTTCATAGGCATAATGCAAGCGTCTCCGTTTTTGCCTTTGATATACAGCACGTCTAAATTAAAACCGTCTTTTGTTTGCTTATGTTCTGTAAGAAACGTCTGCGGACTGTCGATTGTGTCGATAACTCGGCTTACAAGTTTTGTGTTATAATAAGTGTCGCCTATTTTGCTTATTGATAATTCGGACTTTTTTGCAGGAACAACCGCACGGATAGCGTCTGCGTCTATAATAACCTCGCGCATATCTGTGCTATTTCTGTATTTATCCAAAATTTTGCCGAAATCAATGCCGCCTTTTGCCTCGGTAAGTCCTCCTACGGTATTTGTGTAGGCTGCACAAAAGTAACCGTCGCTCACATATTGAACGCCGTTCATAACATACGCGCCGTGTAAATTTTCCCGAACGTCTTTTGATAGTGTTAAGGAAACGAGCCTTTCACGCGCTTTATCGAGTTTAGGTCTTTTCTTCGCAGTAGTCTTTTCCCCTGACGTTTCGCTCTTTTTAGTAGGCTTAGCCGCCGCCCGTTCGGTGCTTTCCGCGCCTTGTGAATGGTATTGCTCTTTATACCATTTCGGCATTTCCTTGCCGTCGAGTTCGATTGCCCTATCCATTATTTCGACGTAAGGCTTTTTACCTGCGCGTATTTCGTCGGCGTGCTCGGAAATTGCTTTTGCCAGAGATTTTGCCGAATATAAACCCTGCCGTTCATAATCGGATAAATCGCCCATTGCATACTCTGCAACAACGTCTATATTCTGCCCGTCGGGCGTGTTCATAGCCTTATCGTAATCAACAACGCCTAAATCGCACAGTTCGCCCATAACGCGCTCCGTCGCAACGGGGCTTTCTTTCAATTTGTTAATTTCTTGCTGCTTGCTGGTAGTAGTTTCAGCCTTTTTAACCGTTTCGCTGCCTTTTTCGGACTGTTCAACTGTATGTTTCTCGGCTTTCTTTGTTTCCGTTGCTTTTTCGGTAGATTTTTCGGTTGTTTCTGCCGTATTTTCAACAGCCTTTTTTGTTTCCGTTTTCTTTTCGACTGTTTTTTTCTTTTTAGGCTTTATTTCCTCAACCTGTTTCGTAGTTTTTTTCTTGCTCTGAGCCGCATTTTCTTTCGCAACCTCGGTATTTTGCACAACGGAAGATTGCCCCTCCGTATTTTTAACGGTGGGGGCGGCGGCTTGTGTCGCCTGTTGCGGTTGCCCGACGTTCGTTTGAGCGTTCGTTGCAGCAGATTGCGGCGTCGTAATGGCTTTTATAGCGTTTACAAGTTCTGTCTTTGTAAGAGCGTGAGAGATATTGCCGTCTAAATAAAGCATATACTTTCCGTCTGCGGTTTTCGATACGCCTGCATAAGTTTTCTCATTGACCTTAAAAACGCTCACGCCGTCCTTAAACGCCGTTTTCTCAGTAATTGCACTTGCGTCCGATACCGCCTCGTTTGTGTTGATAACACGCGCGATTTCTTTTTTCGCTGCCGACATAGCCGACAGTTCGGCTTTTTTACTCGTAAGCACTTCGCTATTCGTTGTTTGAATTTTATCTACGAAATCGTCGTAAGTAATAGAGTCAACGTCTATCCCGAAAAGGTCGTTTATGCTTTTTTTCTGCTGCGGCGTTGCCTCTTTCTGGAAATTACGAAAATCGGCTTGCATTATTTCGCCCGCCCGCTTATTTGAAACTGCGTCGTAAACAGAATCTTTGCTCATAAGTAAATGTCCGAGGTAGTCCATTGTTGCAAACCTTGTTACAATCGCGTTGTTGTTGACAAATTCCTGAGCATTTGCGAAATGAATTACATTGCCGTCTGCGTCCTTATAACCCCTCGCATTGATAGCGTTGACGAGTTCGTCGGCGTTAGCGACAATATTCTGTTTGCTGCGCTGTATACCCTCGTCGTGAACAAGCGCGGCAATATCTACGCTCATTTGACCGAGCATTTTCTTTTGCGCAATAGATATAGTGCCGTCGCCTTTATCCGCTGCCTGATAGCGTGTTACCAAATCGGAAATTTCAGTATAAACTTCGCGCCCCGTAGCGTGTTGCTGTTCATAATCGGCAAAACTTTTCGCGTAATCAAGCGTTTCGTTTACGGCAGTAGTATTTTGCGCAATACTGTTGCCGAGTTTTATTTGCCTTACGGTTGTAACTGCCTCGCCGAAACCGCCCATAATAACGCCAGACAGACCGCCTATCAATGCAGCATAGCCCACCTCTTGCGCGGTTGCATTTTTTGCGTCAGGATCAACTTGCGTCCAGCGTTGGAAATACGGATCGAGAATTTCACTCATTCCCTCCTCGAAAGCCTCTCCTGCGAAATTACTTAAAAGCCCTTTCACAATGGACTTTTTCGCGACGGTTTTAGCCGTTTGCTTTGCAAACAATTTCGCGCCGACTTTACCTGCCGCACCAGTTACACCCTCTAATGCGCCCTCTGTAATACCGCTTAATGCGCCATACAAAAACTCTTTACCTCCGAGTTCGCCTGTTTTCTGGTACGCCTCTGCGGTTGATTGTCCTGCCGCGCCTAAACCGATTGTCGCGCCCGAAATTAAACCAGCAACTGGGGCAGTCAACGTTCCACCAGAAATAAGCGTTGCACCAGCGACAGCCGCCATACCTACAAGGCTGTTACCGATACCGCCTGCAACGTCGCCTGCGACCTGCCAGCCTTTGGACGGGTTGTACCACTCATTCAAATCGTTGGTTAAATCGCCCGTAAAATTGTCGGCAAACTGTTGTTCAGCCCACTCGTCTGCACTAAAAATTTTAGCGATACCGCCAGCGGTATAGTCCCAGATACCCTCTAAAATACCCAGAGCACCTAAGCCGATACGCCCGCCGACATAGCCTACGCCGCCGAGAAAACCGCCGTTATTGTAATCAATCGTTTCTTCTTTTCGCGGTTCGGTAGGCGAAAAGTTGAATGCCTGAGAAAGCGTTTGCCTGTTTTTCGATAAACCTTGCGTTCCATTTCCAAAAATCTGCGAAAGAGATTGCTTTGCCATTTTTTGCTCCTAAAAACTATTTTTTATCAACGTGAAAAGCGATATTACTACTCATATTGATTTTGTAACCATTCGGCACATAGAAATTTACACCGCTTGCAAATTTCCCACCGCTTAAATAGGTACTATCGTTTCCGTCCTTAGCCTTAACAAATATACCGTCGCCTATATACACATATATACATTCGACATCCCAAGTGTTTCCGTAATTCATTATAACGTAATCGCCTGCTTGGATTTTGCCCGACTTAGCATCCGAAACGATAGACTGTGCATATTTTTCTTGCGTATTTCCCGCTTTGCCCATACCGCTATAACTGCCGAATTTTTTTGTATTAAAATCAGACGCATAAATATCAACGACATTTCCGCCTTTTTCCTTTGCCGACGATTTTACCATTATTTCGTTCGCTATATCCTTTGCGTAAAGGCGCATATAGGATGATTCGATTGCTTTTTTATTCGCGTCATTTATCCATTGACTTGATTTTGCCGTGTTCATAACCGTTTTTGCGTCTTTGAAAGAAAGCGTATACCCGTTTCCGTCAGCAAAAGCGGAATTATCTGTCGCAATACTCGATTCATTCCAAAGAGCCTTTATTTCGTTGTATTGAGCCTCGGACAAATTGCCTTTTTTGTACATATTGTCTATTTCGTTTGTGTTCACATTGTAGCCCGATTTTATTGCCGTTGTATAATATTCACTCGTGCTCTTCTGATTCTGAGAAACAAGTTTACTATAATCTTCCTCGGTAAGGTTAGATTTCAAACTTTCGATATATTCAGATTGCCCACCGTTATTTGCAACAATGTAAGAAATTGTATCTGCTGCAACTGCCGAACTGCTCTTCGCAAACGCCTCATTTTTAACTTTTTCTTCTTCCTCTTGCGTTTTTTTCTCTTCCTCTGTTTTTCGCGCAAGGGTTGCGTTAAGCATATTTGTCAATGTTGTAATATCTTCATTTGACAGCCCTGCCTTTTCGCCTAACGCTTTAATGCTTTCTGGCGTATAAGTGGTGTTCGTGTCCTGAACAGCACTCCAAAGCGTATTGTAAATATTTTTTGTATATTCTCTATCGCTTTCGGCTTTTGTTTGTTCTTCTTGATACTTGCGCTGATCGGCAAGACGTTCGTCGTAAAGAATTTTATCTGCCAGTTTTTCGTTCATCGCCTGAATATATTGCTGATACGTTGCTTGATTATTTGATTTAGAGGCAATTTCCTGCGCCGTAGCAGCCTGAGTGTCTGCACGTTTCTGCGCATAAGCCTGCGCCTGCAAATAATCGGAATAGCCGCCGCCCGTCAAGCCCATTTGAGCCAGCGTTTCGGCGTTCGTTCCATAAGTTGCTTTATTCTGTGCGTAGGCATTTTCGGCGTTCGCCATAGCGCGGGCTTTCGTCTGCTCAGCCTGTTTGTTTGCAGCGTCAAGTTGTTCCTGATAGCCCTTTTTCATTTCGTTTATATAGTCCTCATAGGACATTTTGCCGTCATTTTCTTTTTCTTCCTTTGGTGTAGTTGGCGCAGCAGGCGTAGACGGTGTTGGTGTTTCCCCGCCCGTAGAGCCGTCTTTAATGGTATCAATGCTCGGCTTAATAACGGGCTTTTCTATTGTCGGGGTAGGAATTTTATCGCTTTTTGACGCAGGCAATTTCCCGCTGGAAACCGTGTTGTTTCCCTTATTGAACGTAGAATTGTCAACGCTGGGGTTTCCTATGATTTCGCCCTCGTCCGTTATGCCGCCTTTTTTACCACCAGAAAAGCCGCCGCCCACAGTTCCGACGACGTTACTATCAAACTCTGGTTTTTTGATTGCAACCTGATTGTTAGGCAAAGACGAAATCGTGGGTTGTTTTGTTATATCGCCTATGTAATCACTATAACCGTAGGAGTTTGCTTTTGATTCATACTTCAAAGCGGGCGTTACGCTGGGAAGTTTTGTTTCTTCGCCAGTATACGCACCTATATAACCGCTTTTGCTGCTTTTCGACGGAGTAGGAATGTTTATAAAATCGCCATAAGTGGGGTTTGACGCGGGTAAGTTCGGCAACGATAAATTGTTTGCGCTGCCAGTACCGCCGACAAAATCGCCATATAAGCCGCCCGTGCCGCTATTTTTCCTCTTTTTGCTCGTGGTAGTTCCTAACGTTAAATTCTGCTTAATCATTGAGCCTTACCTCCCATTTTGTTAATGTATTCCAGATAGCCCTCTGCGCCGTCCGCACGCTCTTTTTCTATGTAAGCCTGCGTTTGCAAATCTTTGTTTTTCTGCTGTTCCGCCGCAAGTTGCTGTTCGAGTTGCTCTCTTTGCGCCTCTATAATGCCTCTGATACGTTCTACCATATCTCTTGCGTCTGGATAATGGTGTCTTTCCATTTGTTGCCAGAAAATAAGCAGAGTTTCGAGTTGCTGCGGGTTTCCGTAACAACCGTTCTGGAAATTCAAACGGTTTTCGCTCCAAATCGTTTCCCTTGACTGCTCCACGTCGCCTGTCAAATCTGTTCCGAACAAATATTGTGTGTTGTAGTAATATTCGCCGTTTTCGTCGCGTTCGATAAAATCGTATCTGTTGAATTGAGCATTTTGCAGCCTGCCCATACTATCGACGTAAGACATTGCGCGCGGCTCGTCAGCGTAAGCGAGGTAGTAAAGGAAAATTACCTCGTCTATTTCGGCATAAACGGCATTTTTCATTTTACGCTTGCTATCAAGCCGCCCCGCCGATTGATTGACCTGTATTTGCTTTGCCTTGCCGCTCTGAGCCGTTGAATCGGCTTGCCCTTGATAACTGTCGGTAATGCCCATAATGCGCTTTGATTGCTGATAAAGACGCTCAGACTGTGAAATATCCTGAGTTAAATCCACCTGCAAATCAATTCGCCCGAACAATTTGTAATTACCTTGCCCAACTTTGATTACGTTCTTATACAACCCGTTGTCGAATTGCCCGATATAATCTTCTGGCGCGGTGGGATATACGCCCGCGTTCATAAGTTTTTCAAGAATACGGCTCTCAATTTTGTTGATAGCCTGCTGTTGCGGACGAATAAACTCGCAATCGGACTGTCCGAAAAGGCTATCCTCTTGCGACGTGTTTTTTCTAATAATAATAGGGAATTTCGACGGTGTATAGTACGGCAGTTTCGTGCGTTCGAGTTTCGGCACTTGTACGGGAACGGTAGCGGGTATCATTATACCGTTTATCTCGTCCATAGCCACGCTGCCGTCCTCTAAAACGGCTTGCTGCTGCGATTCTTCCATTACTACCTGCCCGTCTTTCATAACAGGCGAGGCGGCGGGTATCACGCTGCCGTCGGAAAGTACAATATCGTGGTCGAGTTCCTCGTATTCGTCGTCTTGCAATTCATAGTCTGGCTTGTCGCAGGTGCATAATTCTTTACGCCGCCCGCAGTTCTTACAAACATATACCTTTCGCGAATAATAGTCCTCAATATCCTGCAATTCGGTATCGCCCGACCAGATATATTGACAGATTTTATCTTCGTCGTTTTTGTAATAGCAAACGTTGACGGTTGCGGTTTCGTCGGTTTCGCCGCCATTCTCGCTTTCGGTATCGTCTGCCACGTCTATGGGAACGCCGTACTTACGCACTAAGTCCTCTTTCGTGGTTTCAAACGTAATAAAGCAGTATTCCATATCGTCAATATCGTAAATGCAAGGCTGTCCGACGAAATGCGATGGCGACCAGCACGTTATTTTAACGTCGCCCACCGTGTTATGTGTCTTTATCGAGTTATCCCACTCAACAAGCCAGATACTGCCGCCATAAATCGGGGAATACCGTTCGTCTATGTCGTTCATTTTCTCGAAAGGCAGTTGATTACGCTTATTTTTAAGCAGTCTTTCTATGCTTTTCGCGTTTCTGTCGTTCCGTTCGGAATACACCTCTGGCGTTACCGCGGTAGAGGGCAAATAACTCGAAAACTGGCTCTCGATAAGTTCATAAGTAATGTTTCTGCCCGTAAGCGCGGGCTCATCGCTGCCGTCGATAGTTAAATCGCCCTTGTATTGCTTGCTCCACTTGTCGAAATCGTCGCGGAGGGCTGACTGTTGCCCCTTTGCGTTTTCAAACAAGTCCTTAAAAAATTGCAGTTTATTGTCTTTATCTACACGCATTATAACGGTTTACCTCCCTTGCGTTTGATTATAATATCTCGTTCTTCCTGCGTTCTGGCGTTTCTGTAATCTTCCAGTTCGTCAGGTCTGTATTTGACGCGTTTGTCGCTTTCTGCCACCGCAGGGCGCGTCCAGTAAACAGCAAAATACCTTGCCGCGTCTGGGCTGTGCGTAATTTCGTGCGGCTCGGTGGCGCAGTCTGTCGGGTGTTTCTCGTCGCGTTGCAATTCTGGCAGGTATTTTATAAGCCACTTGCAATTTGAAAAGATATGCAGCCGCGATACGCCGTCGGCATTAGGTTTCATAAGTTCTTTAAGCGCAAGCCAGCCCGCCTCTCTATCGTTGCTCGATTTCGTAAGTTCCAGCCCTGCCTCATAAAACAACGTGTCTTTCCCTTTGCCCGTTTCCTGACTTCTGCCCCACAAATCGGGTGGTGCAAGCGTTGCATATATATTCTCGTTTTCGTCCGTAAAATCGAGTATTTTCTGGGCGGCGGTCGATATAGGCAAATCGCTTTCGCATAATTCTCTGTAAAAATAGCAGTTGTGCAAGTTATCCACAGCAACCCAGTAGCAAGCCAACATATCGAGCCCGTAGTCGAAAACCCTGTACCGCCGCCATTCAGGAGGAATTGCGAACGGTGTACAAACGTGTATTTCGCGCCGAAATTCCTCAAAGTATTGCCCCTCGAAGTAGTCCCACTCGCCATTTAATAACCCTTGCTTTTCGCTGTCTGGCAAGTTTTCAAGACGCATAACGTAGTCTGGATCTTTTTCCATAAGAAATAGGTTGTCGTAAACCTTGCTCGGAATAAATATACGGCGAGAAATAATCGGTTTTCCGTCTGGTCTGTAACCTATAACCACGTCGTGCGGCTTGTTCCACTCGCCTATATCAACGAAACGTTCTTTAACCCAAACGCGCCCCGCGCCTGTCGGGTTTGTGGACGATTTCATATATTTCGGATAGCCGTTTGCGCCTCTCAGACGCGAAAGCATATATGTGTAGGTAAAGTTCGTAAAATGCGTCAACTCGTCAAAGCGGATAACGTCGTACTCTGCCGATTGATAATTGTACACGTCAGTTTCGTTTTGAAGATACCCACAGTCGATTATGCTGCCGTTGATAAACGTGAACGTGTGCGCCGTTTGATTGTAGGAATATTTCCCTCTCGGATAAACCGCAAGCATTGTACGCAGAATAGAACGTTCCAACTCAGGATAGGTCTTTCTGAATATAATCTGCTTGCTTTTCGGATATTTCAACGCGTACAACATAGCGTCGATAACCTGCCCGTAACTCTTGCCGCCGCCCGCCGCCCCGCCGAACAGCACCTCGGTCGCCTCTGCCTCAATAAATTCCTGCTGCTTTTCCGTAATCTCTAAGTTTATGGAATTGTTTTCGGACTTATTACGGTTTCTTGACGACATTGATATTTACCTCAAACGGTTTTTCTTGCGTTTGTTCAAGCGCGGACTTATCAACCATATCGTGGTCGTTGACAAGGATAAACTTTGCGAAATTGCTGTCATACTGTTTCGTTATGCCGTTGAGTTTCGCTATGCCGAGTTGCATTTCCTTTGCCCGCACATACGCGGTATCAAAACGGGGGTACTTAGCGCGCCAGTTCGTCAACGTACTCATTACTACGCCTATCTTTGCCGCAAACAATTCAAACGTCGGATATTTAGGCGGCATAATCATTTTCGGTGTCTTTCTGGTAAGGTTGCCGTCCTTGTCGTAAAACTCCTCGTAAATGACGGTAGGTTCAGGAACAGAGAAAAACTCTAAAAGCATATCGCAATATTTCTCGCTGTACTTATCCGCTGCTTTGTTTTCCTTTTGGAAACGTGTTTCAGAACCGACAGGATTACCTTTCTTAAACTGTCCGCTGTTGCTCTTCTTCTTTTTAGTTGTAGTGGTTTTTTTATCGCTCATTTTGTAAATTACCTCATTAAAACAAAATAAGCCCCACTCCGACTATTAGGAGCAGGGCTCTAACCTCTAAGGGTATTGGCACTATGTAAAGTATAGCATAGTTTTTACTTGAAATAGTACCCGAAAAATATTTACCGTCTTTCTCTTAGGTAGATATAACTTACTTAGTCTTATATTTCATAATATATTTCATAGTATATAGTTATAATTACTTAGTGGATAGGCTTGCTTTTTTATATCAACAGCAAATATAAGGCTATTTCAAATATCGCTTTTCGCTTTCTGTTGTAGTAAGCGTTATGCGACATATAGAACTGTATCTGACTACGGTCGTAACCTCTGTTGTCGGCAATATCAATAAGAAAGTCGGCGCGGCAGCCCTCTTCTATTTCGTCAAGAGCCTTGTCGATTGCCTCATTCGTTTTTATGTACGATTGCAGCGTTTCGGCAGCAATGTTTCCCTCGCGAATAGCAAGGGCTTTACGGTCGTAATCGGCGCATTGAGCCCTTACGACTTTTATTACCCCCTGCGGCAATTCGTATTTATAAAACTGTTTCGGTCTGCCTATCGGTCTGCCTGTAATTACACTTTGCATAATTGCCTCCATTCTTATTGACTGCCTTTAATTAAAACGGTACGTTGTCGTCGTCTATCGGTTCGAGTTCGGGGCGGCTACGCTGCGCTCTGGTTGTTTCGTCGCTATCGTCGCTCTTATTCGCGGAAGATAAGAACTCCACCTCGTTTGCAATGATTTCGGTTACATTGCGTTTATTGCCGTCGTTATCCTCGTAAGTCCGCGTTTGCAGGCTGCCGACAACGCCAACCTTGCTGCCTTTTCTCAGATATTTTGCGCAGTTGTCCGCTTGCCCGCGCCACGTCTTTATGTTGAAAAAGTCGGTTTGACGTTCGCCGTTACTATCGTTATAAGGGCGATTGACGGCTATCGAAAAATTACAGAAAGAAATTCCGCTCTGCGTTTCCCCGTAGTCTGGATCGCGCGTAAGATTGCCGATTAAAATAACCTTATTCATTGATTAAATCTCTCTCCATACGCCGAGCCTTGCCGCGAGAATATCCGCATACTCGCACATTTTCTGTAATTGCAGTTGCAACAAATATCTTTCGCCGTCATTGAGTTTGTCGCTGCTCTTTGATTGTAAGAATTGAGCCAATTTCTGCGCTCTCGTAACCACTTCGGCTTTCTCTTCTTCGACGCGTTCCTTTGCTGTTTTTTCTCTTGCCTCCTCGCACGGCTCTTCGCTTTCCGCAAGGTTTTTTTGCAGCGCATAGCCCTCCAATTCCCAGAGTTTTCTTTCTATGCGCTCCATACAGCAACGTGCACCGATTTCTTCGTTGTAATTCTCTTTATCGACGCAAGCACTTGATTCCGAAAGAATAAAGCCGCTTTTAAGCGTTACCGTTACAACGGTACATTTTTCCTGAACGGTGGCGACGTCGATTTTCGCCTCCGCAATAAGTTTTGCAATCTGTTCCTGAGTTACTTTGTTCTTTGACATTTTAATGTCCTCCTAAAAAATAATTATTATATATAACGGGTTTATACCGTTTATATCTACTTAGCCCTCTGCAATTTCCGACTTAAGCCAGTCGCAATCAATTATGGCAACGCAATCGGGGCAAATAAGTGCGTCGTCGCTGTATTTATCCCTGAAATAATCAAGCGCGTTATGAATACAACGTTGCTTTATCGCTATAAAACAATACCAATAATCGAATTGTACGTTTCCGTCGGGGTTTTCATAAATAACCGTGATTATAAAACATTGTTCGTCGTAATATTCCGTTTCGTGCTCTGGTAGCGATAACGTTTCGCATTTGTACGAATCGACCGCTGCGCCGTCCTCATACGGCTCGTTGTGCAGCACGTCGAGCACACACCACATAAGCGGCGTTTTGTACGGCGGGAACGAACACGCCGACAGTATAAAACACATAATTGCAATAATAAGTGCCGCGACTATTCTTTTCATATTCACAACACCTCCGTAACGCCGCGAAAGCCCTTTTGCCAGACAAACCACGCGTAAGCGACCGCAGAGCCGCCGCCCGCTTTCATTTCGTCGAAACGTGCGTTTTTAGCGCATAAAACGCGCTCAGAAAAGACGTAAATGCTTTTCGGCGGGAATTTCTTAAACAGTTCGTTATATCGCGTCTTTCCCTCTAAAAACGTCAATTTCAGAAACATATAGCAACGGCAGCCGAAATGCAATATATCCAACGCTTTTAATACAAATTCTTTCGCATATTTGTACGGCGGGTTAGTGATTATATCCATATCTGCCCAGTCTTGCAACGCGTTAGGTGCGACGCTCAAAAAGTCTAATAATTTGTATGTATCGGAATAGCCTCTGTCGATAATATCCGTCGAAAGGACGTTGTAGCCGTGTTCTTTGAGCCGTTCGGATAAATGCCCCGCGCCGCAAGCACATTCCCAAACGTTTTCATTCGGGCGTTCTACCGTAAGCAATTTATCTATTGCTATCGGATCGGTTGCATAGTAATCGTCTTTTTCTCGCTCTTTATCGGTGTGATTGCTCGCGCCCAGCGTTTTATATACCGAGTTTCTGTTTCCTACCCAGTCGCTCATTTCTCGTCCTCCTCGTCCTCTGTTTCTGTTACCAGCCCTAAATTCGCTAAATCTTCGAGCAAAGCCGCGTCTTGCGTTTCAATAGCCCGCTGTGCAATTCTTCTCAGATACGAATTGAGAATTTCAAAGCCGACGGCAATACTGTTGCCCCACTCTTTAACGTATCTCGACTTGCTGCTGTGCAGAGCCTTACTGACCTTGTTAAGCAATTCGTTGTAGTCCATTTTTATAAGCATTTTCATTTTCTAATTCCTCCAACTTTTTCAGCCATTTTGTTTTTATAACTTTTTCAAGATAGTCAGCATTGTATTTTGGTTTTGACGAAACGCAGGAAAACGGTCTGCCGAGTTCTTTCTCTCGAATGATTTCCGTTTCACGCATTTTGTTTATCATAAAGGCGAAATTTTCGGGATAATACTTGTAAAGGTACGCAAAATTTATAAAACTTGCCATAGGACAATACATACACCCGCAACGCTTTTGCGTTTCATAATAGTGGTTGAATATCTGTTGCGTTTTTGCCCACGCCCAAACCGTTTCTTCTTCGATTCTTTCTTCGACAAGCGGGTAACGTTCGACTTTTTGCAAATCTACACGCTTTGCAAAACGCTTTTCTTCGTCAGCGCAATACCCAATATAAAAAACAGTATAATAACCTTGTTTTTTCATAAATTCTTGTAACTGCTTTTTCGCTGTAAGTTTATATTTATCGTTACACCACCGCGCAACCCTTGTCGGAAAACCGTACCTTTCGTAAAGTTCGTACCACGATTTCGTCGGCTTTATGCGTACAAACCTTATGCCAAACCGCTCGCATTCCGATTGCATATAATCAATCACGTTTTTTATGAACGGATAATCGATTTCAAGTTCAAAATGCACAACGCCGTCAAGCGGGTATTTATCAAGGTTATGTAAAATGAGATTGAGCATAAATAAACTGTCTTTCCCGCCCGATACGCTCGCCCAATATGACGGGCGCAATGCTAATTCTGTGCTTTGCATAATTCCTCCACATAGCACCACGACTGCGGCGGGCGTGTTATCGGTTTTTTATCGCAAAAAGCATTATCTTCCCCGTCGTAGGTTGCGTCATAGTCAAAATCTTTGCAATTATAACACCAACACCCTGCCTCGCACGCTTTTCTAAATTCGCTCAATTCTTTCGGTTTGTCGTAAATCTTTAAGTCGGATATATGCCAGCCGTAGCCGTCTTTGTTGCCCAAATAACCAACCATATCGTCATAATCAAGGCAACTTTGACGGGCAATCTCGTTTGTTACGCCCTGTTCTTCGTTTGCCACAACAAAACTGTTGCCTTGATTTTTTATCAAATAAACCTTATCGCAGATAAACTCGCCGATTATGCGCCCGTTTAAGCATTGATACTCGTCACCGTCCGCCCAAAACTTGAAGCCGTCACCCATTTCGACCTTGCCATTTGCAAGCCATAGCAATTCGTCGCTCGTACTAACCGCCCCACACTTATAAAAATTTTTAGGTCTTGTCGCATAGATATAAGCCTTAAACGGAACTTCTTTCGGCGCAGTCTTGCGTACTTCGATACGTTTCTCATAAATCGGCTTACCCTCTTCTTCTTTGCCTATCTCGTGGCAGATTTTCTCACACCATTTCGGGCGTGTTGATATTAAAACTGATTTCATTTTTTGTGCCTCCGATTTTTGATTTTGTGGTATAACTTTTTGAGCCCTACGGCTAAGGCGAATTGCAACGGCATTGCTGGCGTGAACGGCGCAGCCCAGAAAGTGATAATTGTGCCGAACGCCGTCCACCACCAACTATTTACGAATATCGCCAGAAAGCCTGTAACAATGCACGGCAGCCAAAAAATAATTTCCGCTACCACAAACCAAAGCAGCATTTCTTTGTTTATAACGTGCTTTCTGAGCCACCGCCACGCCTTTTTAATTCGTTCTTTCATTGCCTAATTTTTCGGATCGTTTGTTTTTACCCATATCGGTGCAAACGACGTGCCGTGTTCGGAATTATATTTGTTAAGCCTTTCCGTTTCCGCATTGTTTAATATTTCAGCCGCCCGACAAGCAAGTTTATAATCGTCAAAAATAAAACGCTCACAATTACGGGCAAAATATCCGTCTTGCGAATATATTTGCAAAAACTCTTCGTCGGGGAGTTTGTTTAGATTGTTTTTTATGTCGTTCGACGTAAAATCGCGAGTAAAATTGTTGCCGTCGCCGTTGTATCCGTGTCCGCGTTTGCGAAATACCCGAAATTGTAAATCGCGATAATTTTGTATCGCCCAATAATCGGTTGATACTTCTTGTTTGATAACGTACACTTTAACCGTTGCAACAGTAAAATGTTACACTTCGACGACAGTTTCGCGTGGGCGATAGCCGCCGCAGACGGGGCAATCAAAAGTTATCCCGTTTATCGTTAGTTTTTTCTCGTCATTACAAACGCGGCAAGGCGACGAGAAGTTGTTTCTTTCGCGCGTGTCTATAACGTAGAAAATATCGCCTATTTTGATTGAACGAGGCGAGCCGTAAAATAACGTTGTTTCCATTCTTACACCCTCTCAATAAGCCCAGCGGCAGCAAGTTCGCAGACCGCGTCGTATACAAACACGCCGCGAGGCTGAAATTTTACAACGCTATGTACGCGAGTGTCTTTATCGCGTATTGCGTCGAAATACAACTCTCTTGCAAGATTGTTTACGATAATGACGTTATCGTCGCGGCAGGCAAAATAATAATTTGTCTGCACCCTTGAAACCTTAAAACTCTTAAAACCGTGTTTTTCGAGTTCTTTAATGTCTACACCTGATTTTAACTTTAACATTGTTTTGCTCCTGCTTTTTATTTCCCTTTCGGGAGGGGTAGTTTCCTACCCCAAAATTACAACCTCGCCGCTCTCGATTTCCTCTCTAAGTTGTCCTTCAAGGAAATATCTGATATAAGATTTCGCCCTTATCTTCCACGCGCCGCCGTCTGCCTCGTAAAGCGAGAATGTTCTATCTGGGCTAACTCTGAATAAGAACTCCGATTCTGGCTGCATAGCCTCGATAAACGTGCGATACGGCACGAGTTTACGAATAGGAGCGGCTTTTATATTTTCCGCGAGAGTTGCGCCAGACTTAGCCACAACCGATTGAGAAACGCCGTCGTCGTTCATTTCAACCGATTCAACACTTGCAAATTTCTTTAAGAGTTGCAACAAGTCTTTTGCGTCGTCGTTTTGCTCGAAAAGCGAACGAATAGCGATTACAAAACTTTCGTAATCATAGGAACAGCCAAAACGGAATTTGCTGCCCGTGGTTTCTGCCGCATAGGGAATTTCCCGCTCTTTCTCGTTATCCATAGAGGTTATAACAGACACCCTTGTTTCGTTCTCGATATTGACGTAGAGCGGAAGATTAAATCTGCCTTTCTCTCTTTTTGCTATCTGAACGATAGACGAAAGGTCTGAAAAGGTAAGCCTCGCCGCCGTGGGCTTATACGGTTTTACCTCTGTGAGCCTGTCGTTCGTAACAAATGTGCGGTCGCCAACTTGAATTTGTTGTACCAGATTTTCTTTTACAATTCTTTCGATTTCCTTTACTGTGCTTGCGTTTACGCTTTCCATAATTTTTTAGTCCTCCGTTTTTTGAATTTCAAGTACGTTTGTTTCGTGTACTTCTCCGAATATATCTGCCTGTCCGTCAATATAACCGCCGCCCGTTTCGACAAGGCGCATTGTATTGTCGGCAAGTCTTGCCATAGCCATTTGCGCATAAACCGCGTCAGTCGGACGCAATTTTGTTTTTACCGTCATTTTTGTACTGATTTCGCGTCGTGAATTTATCGGCGTGAAGTCCATTTCAATGGTAAGTTTCCTTGTTTTTTCGTCCGTATTTGGGTTAGAAATGTTTTCGAGTACCTTTCTCATTTCGTAATTGATACGTCCGATAATTGCAGAATCCGCGAACTGCAAAACGCTGTCTACATTTTTCATTTTGTGATACCTCCTATTTCGTATCGAGATTGCGGGCGTTATATAGTGCCGCAATCATATATTGCATTTTGTTTCTGATTAAGCCCTTTTCATATCGGCTTTCAACGTCGGCTATTGCCTTATCGAGGTTTGATATGTCATTGTTTTGTTTGATATGGCTGCATAAAACCTCTAAATACCGATATGTAGGTACTTTTTGCCCGTTTACAACCACATACTTTTTGTCTTTCACGGCGTTTATAACGCCCCAGAAAAGATTTCTGTAATCGTAAACGTTGTGCCCGTCGAGTTGTTCCATAGTTGCTCTGTCAAGCCAGCGATTGAGCATTTTATCAAAATTGTTTACATAAAAATCGACTGCCTGCTGCTGTTCGGCGGCGGTAACTCTTTCCTCGTCCTCGCCTATTTTTACTTCTGGCAGTTCGCTTTCGTCTGGCTTGTTCCAGCGTTGACCGACAGCCTCTCTGCGTATAGCAGAAATTTTTTCGCGTTTTTTTATGTTATCCAATACCCGCTTTGAAGTGATTACGCCTTTTTTTGAACTAAACGTATCGCAATTTTCGATTACTTCGAGAATTTTGCTTGCGTCCGTATGCAAGTTGTACGCTATGCCGTCAATGTCGGATTCTTTTATTTCGCCGCCATTTTCGTGCATAATCTCTACAAGGCACCAATAAATGCCATAGCCCTCTAAACCGCATTTCATTCGCAGGTTGCTCAGATTATCGCGCGAATAAAAATCGTGAGAAAAGTATAGTTTATTTTCACTACTCATAGCAGCCCTCCAATATTGAGTTCCTTTAACTCGACAATCAATTTCGGCTCATTACCGTAATATTTTTCTGCCGATAGTCGAATAACTTGCGTATCGTCTTTGTATGCTACCTTATTCAAAGCGTCGCATACGCATTTAACGACGTTATCAATATCGGGCTTTTTCGTAGGTCGGAGCGTACAGTTTAACGCCTCTGCCTGTTTTTTCTTGCTGAACGATTTCGGGATAGCGTAAAACGCTTTGATTGTTATTTCTAACGGACATTCCCAGAACGGCGTTTGTTTGCCGCGCAGGGCGGTAACGAAAGAGAGCATAATAAGGTTTTCATAACTTGCCGTTTTTTCAGGTGTATAAGCCTTTGCAAACCCGCCTCTTATCGTTACTCTTGCCCGCTGCTTGCCCTGAGGTTGTCCTAAAACCTCAAAAAACATATCAACCCTCCGTTGTATCGGAAACCGCCTGTGCTGCGCCTAATAAAGAATTTTCGGGCGCGTCCGCTTTTAATTCCTGCGCCTTTTGTTCGGCGGGCGTGATATAATCTTCGGGAGCGACTACATAATCGTCGCTATCTTCCATAGCCTTGCTGTCGTTCTCGTATGCCGTCTGCATATCAATGCTCATAATTCCCCACTTTGAAATAAGTTGACGGAGCATTGTTTTGTATGCCATAGCGTCAAAATCTTTGTACCAGAACGACGAATATTTCCACATTTCCGATTCTGGCACCTTTCCTGCCTCATAGTCGGCATAAGACACTTTTGGATATTTGCCGCCCGTTCCGTTAAGGCTGAAAGCCTTTGAGTACTTATCGGCGTGGACGAGCATTTTCTTTTTCGACCAGTACAACGTTTTTATGAAACCGTTGCAAAGTTCAAACATTGCATAATAGCCGATTGTGGGCTTTGCCTCGCGCTCCTCGTCGTCCGCAATAATATGGACGAATAATTCTTCCGTGAGCGGATCGTATTTTACGAACTCGCCCTCTTTTATCGCGATTACGTTGATTTTTTTGTAATTGCCAGAACGGATAGCAAGTTGAATATATCCCTTGTAGCCAAGTACGAACGTTGCGACGGTTCGGTTATTTTTCTTGTCGTCGAACGGGACGAGATACGCAAGCCCCAACTGCGGGGAAAGCGATAAATTCAGAGCGTTTGCAAGCAACGCTGCCGATAAAATCGTGCTGTTGTCGCACTCTTGCAAGGCAAGATTAGTGCTTGTTGCCGAAAGAATACTCGATACAAATTTTTGAGCCTCTTTCTCTGTGCCGAGCATTTTATTCAGGCTCGCCTTAACTTTTTCGCCTGTGAGAAACTGGCTTACCGTGAGTTTCCCGCTGCTTACTCTTGTCTGTAAACTGTTTGATACTGCCATTTTGGTGTCCTCCGATTATTTTATAATTTCGTATTTTAAGTTGTTTGCTTTGAGAAATGCGTCGAGCGCGTTTATCTGCTCTGCCGTTCCCGTTATCCTGAACGCGATAGAGAATTTCGGTATATCCTCGTCTTTCGGCTGTTCTGGTTCTTTTACGGGTGGCTGCGCGGGCTGTTGTGCCTGTTCCTGAGCGACGCGCTGTTCTTCTGCCGCTTTACGCTCTGCTGCGGCTTTCTGAGCCTCTATAACCCGTTGCCGCTCTGCCTTTCTGCGTTCATTTGTTCTGATAGCCTCTGTAAGTGAAAGGGTATTGTAATAAATCGTTTTAAGTTCGATTTCGTCCTCGCTTTTAAGGGTTTCGATTGTCGCCAGTTCCTGAGAAATTTTATCCAGTATAGCGTCAATTTCTTTCTGTACGGCAGGCATTTTTACGGTAACGTTAAGCCATTTTGCATTGTGTATTTTTTCATACCCGACAAACGGTTTAAGTCCAACGGGAATATTATCCTCGAAATATGCCTTGATTTCCGCAAGTTTTTCTTCCTGCTTTTTTGTTTCGTAAGATTTAACCTGTTCGTCTATTGCCAACGCAACACTTTTTACCGCTGAACTAACCTCGTCCACTTCCTTTTTGAATTTCTCATACGGCGCAGCGTAAACCTTGCCGATTCTGATACGTTCGCTGTCGAGCGATTTCACGAAGTTGTTTAAGGCGGCTCTATCCGTTTTCGCCTCCGCGATAGAGTTTTCGTCGTAAACTTTGCCTTTGTAATTTTCAAGGCTTTTGTTGACCTGTGCCAAAAGTTCCGCGTTGTTCCACGCTATAAGTTTCGGCGCGAGTTGTTCGATAGGGGTGCTAAGCACCAGTTCCATAGTTGCCATTTTATAAGTCCTCCGATTTAATTAAAATTTTTTAGATTTGTGGTAGTAATAACGGCGGTCGCCGTTTGTTTTTTACGCATTCCCAGAACTCTCGTTCTTTTTCGTCGAGATATTTCATATCGTCCAACACCGACGGATCGGAAATGCGAATTATTACACGTTTGCATTGCGTCGCTATCTCGCCGTTTTCGTCTTTCCAACGAAATTCTGGGTTTAATACGTCGAACGTCCTGCCTGTTACCAGCATTTGGTGCAAAACTTGAACGTAATATTGCTGCGGCACTTTGCCTTTCCAGTTTTCCCAGACTGCCGACGCGCTTGCATCAACCGTCTTTCCCTCGTATATTCCGAGTTCGCCGCTCGAAATATCTGTAAGTTCGCCGTCCAGACTTGCGAATTGAAAGCCGTCTTTCAGGTAAACCGTTTGTTTGTCTACTTTAACTTTGTACTTATCCACATACTGCAAAGCGAATAATTTGACGAGCGGCGTTTCTGCTGCCGTGCCATACCTGACGTGTTCATTGTCCGAAAGGTTTTTCGGCTGCCTTAGCCCGACTTTTTCCTCCCAGAGTTCTACATTTGTAGTCCACTTTGACAAACCGAGTACCGCCGCCGCGTCGCTTGCCCCTATTCCTTTACGTCTGAACGCCAGCCATTCGGGGCTATTGTGCTTTAACTTGACTTTCTCTACGCTCATACCGATTGCCTTGCAAATTCTTTGAAAATTTCTTCGCGTTCGGTGCGCTTTTCTGCCACGATTACGTCTTTCAATTCGGGGTGTTCTTCCTGAATTTTGCGACGGCAACGTGTAATGCTTTCAAGTTGCCTGAGTTCGCCGCGTTCCGACAATTCCGCGAACGGTCTGGACGTGTCAACACCGATACGTTTCAAAACGCCCATAACCAACGCGGTATCGTTTCTGCGCGCACTTTCGTTCTCGACAAGTTCTGCATAAACAACCGTTTTCAACTCGTTAAGTCTTTTCATATCCGCTTTACCTCCTATTTTTCTTTTCCCAGAAAACGGACTTTCTGCCCGCTTTGGCTCGCTTGTAGTCGATTGCAAAGGCTGCAATCATTCCCGCCGTTAAAACGACGATTACTGAAATTAAAACTATGTTAAGTATCATTATTCCTCCTTAATTCGGATATCCGAAATATTCGCCAGTTACCATATTTGTGTGCCAACGACAGTAAGTGTAATAGCCGCTATATGCTGCGCACATTCCACCGCCTGCTCCACACTCAAACCTTGTCCACACTGGAACGCGTATTGTTTTTTTCTTCCAACCCGTCTTTTTAAGCAACGCATTTATACTGCTTGCAAACACACCTCTACCGACGTAAGAAAGACTGCGCCATTTGTTCTCAAAGCAATGAACATTGACCTCTTCGCCATTCTCGTCAACGATTGCCTCGTAGTCCATTAGTCCGTCGCCTTTTAGAATTTCAAGTTGCTTATCGCATTCGTCTATTGCTTGCGATTCCACACGTTCCGACATAAAGCAGTCGTCGTAGTCCGTTTCGCAATTTGCAACTCTTTGCTCGCGACGCTGCATACTTTCAACGTAAATCTGTCTACGCTTTTTAATAGATTCTGCCAACTCTTTACCAAACAATTTACCCATAAATTAGTCCTCCTCTTTTTCAACCGATTTTACAGATTCAACTTTGCAGCCACCTAACGAACAAATACGCTTTACAGCGGCGATTGCAGATTTTTCAGTTGTTCGGACATTTCCGTAATAAGTGAACAAAAAATATCCGTCCTTGTTCTTGTTTTCAAAGTTATTTGTCCGACCGCTTAAAGACACCGCAACTCTATATTTTGCTCTCATTGACATTACCTCTCTTATAGCCCCGTCATTACGTCGCGAACGATTGCCGAAAGAGAATCTGCTGTAACGTTTACGTCTGTCGTATAGTCATTCTCGTAAATAAGCGTTACGATTTCGTCGTGCTCACTTGTTTTGCGATAAACAACGTTTGCAATACCAATTTGTAATGCCACAACAAGCGGTTTCAGATACTTTTCTACAAATACGGGCTTATTCTCTCTTTCGTATGTCGAACTCTGCCCGAACAATGTAATAAGAGAGTTCTCACACCCTGTGAGTGGCAGCCCGAGTGCCTGTTTCGCCATTGCCCGTCTTAAATCTTCTTGTCTTATCGTTTGAGTGTCCATTTTATTGCCTCCGTTTTTTAATCGTTGTGATTTGCGATATACTCTTTGAGTGCGATTCTTAAAATGTCGCTGAATGTAAATTCTTTCGTCTTTGCGATTTCAGTCGCCTTAGCGTAAGTGTCTTTACTTATCCATACGCCGATTTGAATTTTGTCGTCGCGCATTTTTTTCGTGTTCTTCGTTGCCATATCGTACCTCCTCGTTTTGAATATAAAAAAATAGGCTTACCAGTTAAGGTAAACCTACTTGCGAGCAATAAAAAAATGGGCTCACCGTTTACTGGCAAGTCCATTGTATAATATCATTCCTTTAACCGTGACGGCAACTTTTTCTCTTTTTCGGTTATCCGCGCCGAAAAACTCTGTAATAATATAAAAATGTGTGCGTTAATCGACTTATAGCGGCACTTATACTTATCGCTTATATTTATGAAATATATGTTTGCACAGAAAAAACCGACGAAGTACTCATCGTCGGTTTCAAGGTGTTTTTGTTGATTATTTAAGCATTGTTTTTATATCTGAGATAATCTGCTCGTTTGTGATGCCGAGAGTTTTAATCTATAAAATATTCCGAAAAGAAT